CTCCACGATACCAAAAAGCCCTAGCAATGTCCAAAGGACTCTATCCCGAACCGACTTCGTTTTAATAATAAACGAAGGAGGTGAGGTTAAGAGCCCAAGTACATCGCTAGTTTGTCATATGTGTCCCTTTCCTTGTAAATCCAAAAAGAGAGATGTTAGGTATACAGGTGAGCGTAAAGCCACCGATATACCCTTCATCCCCAATGGAGAATACTCAGCAAGTGGACCTATCAATCTCTTACAGAACTCGAACACCCCTTTTGGTGATTCAAGTCCCTTAGAGGGAGATAGCTCTAACCCGAGATCCAGCATCAGAGAACGGTACTGCTCGGCGACATTTCTGTCGACGATAACAATATCGTCTCCCAGTAGCGCATACCCAGAAAATCACTCCCGGTGCCCACAATTAAATGCGGCCACTTGGACAATGATATGATGAGTAAGTGCTAACATATTGAAGGAAGATAGAGCACCCATCGGCTGTCCCACAGAATAAGATAGAAATTTATCTAACTTAAACTCTGGTGACAATGCCCGATAGGGTCTACCGATCAAGACATCTCGCCAGGCATTAGCTACCTTTACTCCGTAAAGGAAACTAAGGACCTGGACTTGTAGATCGATCGGCAACCTGTCAGTAGCTGAACTGAGGTCAAAGGAATAAGCAGGCCCGGTAACGGGGACGATCCTATTAATCGGAGCTGCCTGATCCATTGTACCATCCTGCTCAATTTTTGAGAGGATGGTCTGTAATGAATCATGCAACCCTGTCAGAAAGATCTGAGTCCAACCATCTAAGATGGCTACGACTCTGACCTTTCCAGCAGGTTCCTTCAAGAAAGAGAGCTTACCAAGAATCGGGTCCTTCACACAGTGAAGGGTCGAGACATGGGTGATCTCCGCCTTAAGAACCGAATATAGATCTAAACCGCCGAAATACTCAGCAAGGACCCCAAGCGCAGTAAGAATCCGTGGATTACGACTCAATGCCAAGGCATCGAGAGGTAGTCCAAGGAACGACTTACGCGCGTTAGGACCAGCATTTACAGATACGACTGGTCGAACATCACATCTCTTCCCTTTTGGGAGAAGAGACATGACATGCCTAAC